AACGGTTGGGGAAGCGACCCGAACGCCACAAATACGGAATTTGACATACCAAGCAATGCCGCATATATCCGGTTTAATGTAAGCAAAGCGCAATACGCCAACGGGACGGCATGGTTGAGATTGGGAACGTTGGACGCCCCGAACGTCTTACAAGGTCAAACCGTGCATCCGATTTATAAGGACGATTTGGCAAAGGAGTACGAGTTAGAAACCAACCAACGGTTTTATCGTGCCAAATTATCCGGCAAAATTACCTTTGTCCGGGATGATTACGACTATATAAACCGTCAATCGTTCGACAATGAATTTTTGTATTGCATTGAAAAGAGCGACGACGGCGGGCGTACATGGTTCCAATACTTTCAAGGCAAGTTTATGAAAACCGATTGCACGTTTACCGATTACGATAAAAAGGTTGTTGTACAACCGGACGCAATCGACGATTATAACGACGTGTTGGCGGGATTGGAAAAGGAATACAATTTAATAACGTTAGCCCCGACAATCCAACGGATAACGATAAACAAGCGTCCATTAATTCAAATATACGTTCCGGGGGATAGTGTTGTTTCTTGTTTTTTGGGCGGTACGAATTGGGAACAAGACGCAAACGCCACGACCGACCAAAACACATTAGTACAAACCTATCATTTTGCTTTGTGCAATATATTGAAAGAAATACAAATTACGTCCAACGGTTCCCCGGCGGTAATATCCGGGCTTTATACCGGACGAATGGCGACGGGTGCAAGTGCGGACGTATTCGAGGGGAAATTATACCCGGAATTGAATGTTAATTATTATATCTATATTTCACAACAACGAATAAACGGGGGGTTGCCGTTTGGTATTGCTGTAGTTGAAATACGGAAACAATCCGACGATACGGTAATGTTTCGTTATCAAAAGGTAACGCAGGAACCGTTTGATACGTTGGAATTTGATTTAACCGCCGTTGAGGGTTCCGGGGCAACCGGAACAATGCACGCCGATATGAAAAGTTATAATATATATGCCCGGTATTTGTGCGACGTGGAGAAAATCGACGACCTTAATACATATCCATTGCCCGCCGATGATATAGTTGATAATAACCGTAATTATAGGCGTGCGATTGGTTACGCAATCGACGTGGCGTTTATTTCAAACAACTTTTCAGACACCCCGACCGAGTGGGGATTAGCGGACAACGGAAAGTATTTTGCGCCGCCCTATTCCATTTTCGGACAAACGTTTTATCCAATCGCCCGGTCAACGTGGCGTTATGCGTCGTTATGGTTTGGATTTTATTTGATGGATTGGATATTAGAGGAAAAAGCCCGAAAAGAATATACTTTGCGGGATGCGTTCCCGGTTGCGTCTTGTATATCTGTTTTGCTCAATCAAATTGCACCCGGAATTACGCATGAAGCCACGGCGGAATATAGCCAATTTTTATACGGGGGAAACAATCCAATATCCGGGTTGAATTTCCGGTTGCTTGTATCGCAGAAAACGAACATTATAAACGGCGAATATCAGCAACCCGCACAAAAAGCCCCGACGACCTTACAACAATTTACCAATATGTTACGGGATTGTTTCAAATGTTATTGGTTTATTGAGGACGGCAAATTTAAAATTGAACATATCCAATATTTCCGCAATGGCGGTTCCTATTCCGGCGGGGTTGTGTTAAGCCACGATTTGACAAAGGAATTGAATTTGCGAAACGGGAAACCGTGGGCGTTCAACACGTCGGAATATTCGTTTGATAAGGTCGATTTGCCGGAACGTTACCAATTTAAGTGGATGGACGACGTTACGGCGGCGTTTGAGGGTTTGCCGATACAGGTAATTAGCAAGTATGTAACGCCCGGAAAGGTTGAGGACGTAAACGTATCTAATTTCACGTCGGATATTGATTTGATGTTGCTAAACCCCGGCAACATGAGTTCGGACGGGTTCGCCTTATTTGCCGCCGTTCCGCCAACGTCCGGGTCGCAATGGATATTACCGTTTACACGTCAAACCGTCAACGGGGTTGAATACTTTTTGCAAAACGGATATTTAGCGTTTATTAATCTGCAATCGCCCTATTGGTTGTATGATTTACCCGCCCGTAGGGTATCAATAAACGGTTCCGAAACATACGCATACGGGATTGAGAGAAAGAAGAAACAAACGTTTAGTTTTCCGGCGAATGACGACCCAAACCCGATGCAGCTAATAAAAACTTATATCGGTAACGGTCAAGTTGATAAATTAAGCGTAAATTTGTGCAGTCGTTCAATTAAAACAACTTTGAAGTATGACACCGAATAATAATTTATCCGTATTGCCGTTTTACGAGGGCGTGCAATACCAAGATTACAAAAAATCGTATGCGTATGGCGACGTTTACCCGTTGTTTACGCCTATCAATAAATTATTGCCGTTCCAAATTATACGTCCAACCCGTACAAATAGTATTGTATGGGTTCGATTGTATGATTATAAATTTACCCGTGTATTGGCAGATATAACAACCCCAATGTTAGAAACGGGATTACAAATTGCCCGATTCCCTAATTATGGATATGATGTTATTATTTACCCCGGTATATTACCAATGACATTAAATTTTCTGGATGGTCGTTATATGGTTGGTATTTATGACGGCGAACAAATTTATTATTCTGATGTATTTACGTGGATTTCCGGCGGAATGGATAGTTATTTGTGCGTTGAATGGAGCGACGCCGCCAATATGGAAGTTGACGGGGGGCAAATTGTTTACGAGGGCGTCCAATTCAAAAACCGGGTTTATGTGTGTTCGGAATTGGGAAAGCCGGAATATAAGTTTGAGGAAGAGGGCGAAGAACGGGACGGGTATTTTTTCCCGGAAAAACAAATATCGGAAAAAACGTTTCGGTTTATCTTTTTAGCCCCCGAATACCTTTGCGACGTAATGCGGTTAATCCGTATGAGTGATTTTGTAACTGTATATAGTCAAGGCAGGAAATACGATTGCGACACGTTTTTAATTACCCCCAAATGGCAAACGCAAGGGAATTTAGCATCCGTTGAATGTGAATTTGAATGCACAACCGTGGTTAAGAAAATCGGACGGGGATACACCCCAACGAGCCGGGGCGATTTCAATAACGATTTCAATAACGATTTCAACAATAATCAGTAACTTTTTACTTTTGAGATATGGCAAATTATACCGATTTGAAAGCCGCAATTGTCGCCGTAATTAAGGCGAACGGCAACAACGAAATTACGGGAACGATTTTGCAAAGTACATTACTTTCAATCGTTAATTCCGTGGGGGCAAACGCAACGTTTAAGGGCGTTGCAAATAGTACAACCAATCCGGGGACGCCCGACCAAAACGTTTTTTATATAGCGGGGACGCCCGGAGAGTATGCAAATTTTGGGTTGACGGTTCCCGCCGGGTTCAATATCATATCCAATAATTCGGCGGGGGCGTGGGTATTAACAACCGTGTCGCAATTCCCCGTCGATTATTACGGTAACAAGTATTTGGCGAAAGGGGATATTGACCGCACCGGGTATAATGTAGCGTCAATTAATGATTTCAAAAAGGGGTATTATTTCAATTGGACGAATTACAGTTTAGCAACAAATCCGTCTTATTGGATGTCGCCGTATTACCCCGTTGTTGCCGGGTCAACGTACCGGATAAATGCACAACAAATAATTTGGTTCGATGCAAATTATAATATGTTGGGTTCGGAATTAGCGTTGGGCGGTACGGTTAGAGTGGTAACAGCCCCGGAAAATGCGGCGTATATCATTTTGAACGTAAGCACAGACGCCCCGTTGTTGATGCCGGGCGACGCTTTGGATATTTCCAATCATAGCGGAACCCGTCGTTTTTATCGCACGTTGGCGGAAACGTCCCGGTTAGATTTATTCCCGCTTTGGCAGGAAATACCGTTGTCGGCGACGTTGGTCGCTTTGGGTTTGAACCGTTTTTTGATTAACGGTTATATCAACATGGAATACGACCCGGCAAAATGGTATTCGCTTTCCATAATAAGACCAACGGTGCATACAATTGGATTGTATCGTTATAATGCTAACCCCGATTTTTTAGCGGGTACGGGAGAATTGGAAGGACTCGCAACATTTACCGGAGCGCAAATTGCAGGGTCGAAATATTGGTTGATGAAAGTAGTAACCGGAGTTGCGGAGGGTTCGTGGCTTATTGTTGATTGGGACGCAATCCAACAGGAAACCCCGGCGGATATTATTGATTTATACGGGTTCGACGGTTGGGCGTTAAGCCCTAAAATCTTTGCGGGCGGTATTTGGTCGCAATTCTCCGGTTTTGATATTACCGAAACAGTCGCCAAGATGCAAACTCAAATCGCAGGGTTGAAAAGGGGTTGGGATAGTGTGTTTGATAATTCGCCACAATTAGACAATGCGCAAGAATGGGAAACGAACAATTTTACCAATAAAAATGCGTTTTCCACGTTTAGCGGTTGGGGTTGTCATATCGGGGTGCGCAAAAACTTTGACGCCGCCGAGGTATGTGTAATTAACCGGGATACGACCAACCCAATTACACAATTACGTGTCGCAATATTCGATACAGAGTACAACGGCACGAAATTAGCCGACGCCACGATTCATGTAAATGTTGCGCCCGGCGAAACAAAGTATATCGTCGTTCCGTTCGGTCAAACAATCGCCAACGCTGACGGTAAGGTTTTGTTTTTAATGTATTGGTGCAACCAACTTGTAGTCCGCCGAGGGTACAACGGAACGTATCCATATTTACCGGATAATGGATACCAATTTGACAGATACTCCACAAATGGAAATATGACGGAAACGTACGCCGTAACAAATGGCGGATTCCCGTTTTATTTCCGTGTCGGGATTATAAAAGATAATTACGTATTGAACGACGACCAAATAGCGGATATTGCAAGCCGTATCGGGGTAACGCCGCCCGACCCGGTAAATATCAGTTTGCCAGATACGATAAACGCCATTGTCGGGGATACCTTGCAATTGTTTTTCCGTGGAATGATACAAGCGGTTGACCCTTACAAATACGATATATTGGTTACGTGTTCAAAGGGCAACAAATACCCCCGTTATTTCCAATATACGCCGACCGTGGCGGACGTGGGAACAACGACTTTTACCGTTACCGTTAAGGACGACGACCGTAACGTTTTGGCGTCGAAAACGTGCCAATTGGTTACACGTAACGTCGTGCAATCCCCGGCGGCAAATCTTAACGTCGCTTGTTTCGGGGATAGCCTTACGGCGGCGGGTACATGGTGCGCCGAGGCTAACAGGCGATTGACCGGAACCGGAGGAACCCCGGCGGGGAAAGCGTTAACCAATATTGCCTTTGTCGGTTCCAAACAGAACGGGACAACGGGATATTTCGGCGTTGGCGGTTGGACGTGGGAAAGTTATACACAGCAAGGGCGACCCGCATACAGGTTCCAAGTAACGGGCGTAACGTCGTTATCAGTTGGGGCGGTATATACCAACAACGGGAATACGTTTACCGTTATGGAGGTCAATGTTACAGGCGGTACGGGTAATATCCTTTGTTCTGTTACAGCGTTGACGCCCGCACCGTCCGCAAGTGGTACGCTAACCAAGTCAAGCGGAACCGGGGACGCAACGATTACTTATACAAGTGTTGCGCGGGATACGCAAAACCCGCTTTGGGATTGGGATAACAACAAAATGTCGTTCATACCTTACGCCAACGCCGTTGCCGGGGGTAAAATAGACGTTGTTTATACGCTGTTATCGTGGAACGAACAAACGCCCGGTCGTACTGATTTTACAAGCGTGTTGAACCAAATAAAAATATTTGCCGACACGTTACACGCCGAGTTCCCAAACGCCAAATTAAAAATTATGGGGGTTCAGGTTCCGAGCGTCCGGGGCGGTATGGGTGCGAATTATGGCGCAACCGGAACGTCTTACGCCGACGGTTACGGTATGGTTGTTACGGCATTGAACCAAAACGACGCATACCAAGAATTTGCGAACCGCCCGGAATATTCCGGTTTTGTGGAGTTTGTGAACGTATCTGCCGAGTTCGACACCGAATATAATATGCCGCACACCGACCGTGCCGTTAATACCCGAAATACCGGGGTTACTGAATGGGTCGATACGAACGGCGTACATCCCGACAACAACGGGTATTTATCAATTGGCGATGTTTGTTACCGCAATTTCGTTGCGAATTTTTGCCAATAACCATTAACCAAAGGGAGGACGGGAAACCGTCCGCCCTTTAATCATTAAAGATATGGATAAACTTTTTACATGGGAACAATGGCGTATGATATTCGCCACGTCGTTAAGTCCTATTTTAGCCTATTTAACCCCAACGGCGGGTTTTATGTACGCATTAGTCATTATGTTTGCTTTCAATATTTGGGCTGGTATGCGGGCGGACGGTGTAAGTGTAAGGCATTGCAAAAACTTTCGATTTAGTAAGTTTAAGAATGCGTTGGCGGAATTGCTTTTATATGTGGGTATCATACACGTAATTTATTCCGTTATGCTGCAATGTGGCGATAATGAAGCCGCCAAAGTAGCGATTAAATCGCTTACTTATGTTTTTATGTATGTGTATTTGCAAAACGCATTCCGCAACCTTATTAAAGCATATCCCACAAAGATTGCGTTGCGTATTATTTACCACGTTATCCGGTTGGAGTTTACACGGGTATTGCCGGGATATTGGCAACCAATAATTGAGAGATACCAACGGGAACACGATAGCGATATTATTAACGATAAAGAAAAGGAGGGCGAACAATGAACCAAACAGAGATTTTAAAGTATTTGGAGGAACAAAAAACAACCCGGACGATTACGGATTTGATTGTACATTGCACCGCAACCAAGCCGGGCGCAAAAGTCAACGTTGATGTTATCGACGGTTGGCACAAAGAACGGGGATTTAAGAAGCAACCCCAAAGCGGGCGAATTTGCGGTTATCATTTTGTTGTATTGACGGACGGGACGATTGAAACCGGGCGTTATCTTTCCGAGATTGGGGCGCACGTTTCCGGGCAAAATTCCCGTTCTATTGGTATTTGTTACGTTGGCGGATTGGATGCCAACGGCAAAGCCGCCGACACACGCACCCCGGAACAAAAGGAGGCGTTAATATGGTTATTATCCCGATTAGTTGTTATGTTCCCGGACGCAACGATTAAGGGACACCGGGATTATTCCCCGGATTTGAACGGCGACGGTATAATTGAACCGTGGGAGTTTGTAAAAGAATGCCCGTGTTTTAATGCGGCAATTGAATATAGTAACATTTAATTTTGTACCATTATGACAAAGAAAGACAAAAAGGAGTATTTGGAACAATTGGTTGCCAATCAAGGGAACCAAGCGGGAATTAGTATTGCCCCGTTGTTATCAGCTATTATTGCAGATTGCGAGGACGTTTTTACGGTTACGGTTGAGGACAACCAAGAAGATACGAAAAACGTAACGAACCCACAGGCGGAAATAGACGCATTTATTGACGCCGTAAACGCCGACCCGTTGCACAACATACCAAAAGTATATATTTCGGGCGTCGTAATTTCCTTTGCACAATTGGAGATTAACGAGGACGAAATAAATAGTACGGTTGAAATGGCGGGCGGACATTACGTTTTAACATTGAGCAAAACGCCGAATAGTTCGTTAATCATTTACACGGCAAACGCATGAAAAAGTATATAATATTGGCGGCAATCATTATGGCGGTTGCCGCCGCCTTTTGGGTACAACAAAGCCGTATTAAGAGTTTGACCGCCGAACGGGATAAATACCGGAGCAATACCGAAACGTTGTTGCAGGACGTCCGAACCTATCAAACAAAGGATAGTTTGAACGCCGCAAAGGTTGGGAATTTGGAGTTAAAATTATCCGAATATAAAAAGTACCGGGCGGATGATGTAGCGTTAATCAAATCGTTGCAGACAAAGAACCGGGATTTGCAAAGGGTTACGACGGCGCAAATGGAAACGATAAACGAATTAAGGGCGAACGTCCGGGATAGTATTGTATATTTGCCCGGCGACACGGTTACGACCGTATTACGTTGTATTGATATTGTGGAACCGTATTTTGAGTTGCACGGATGCACAACGCCCGCCGGGGTATTTACCGGGACGCATATAAACCGGGATAGTCTGTTAATAGCGGAAACGGTGCAATATAAACGCTTTTGGGGGTTCCTTTGGAAAACAAAGAAGATAAAGAACCGGGAAATTGACGTTGTAAGCAAGAACCCGGCAACCCGAATATTGGGGGTTGAGTTCGTAACCATAGAAAAGTAATAAACCGGGGGTTGTAACAAGTCGTTGCAACCCCTTTTTCTATTGAGCCATTTTTAGCCCGTTTCCGGGCATTTTATTTAAAAGTGGATAATTTACACGTCCCGATTACAAAAGTCGCTTAAATCGAAAATTTCAAGAAAATAACTCTTTTGGAACCAAAAACGAAATTTTTTATAGGAAAACACGAAAATAAAAGATAAAACCTTTGGTAATTAAAATAAAGGTTGTATATTTGCATCATCAAACAAGAACGACCGGGCGTTTTCCCGGAAAATAGAGAGCGAAACAATATGAATACTCAAAGCATTTATAACGGATTAGATTACACAACAAAAGAGATTAACCGCAATTTCAAAATCAAGGTAAACGGAATTGTAAACGGCAAAAAGGTTAATGTATTGGTTGGCGTGTCCGGTTTAATAAAGATTGTCGGCGACATTAAGTTAGTCAATCGCTTGTTAAAACGTGCTTTCAATTGTTACGGCGACAAAGAGGTTTGCAAATTGCGCCGAGGCGTTAAAATCACTTTCTATTATCAGTAAACAACGACGGGGCGTTTTCCCCGGAACAATATAAATTTTCAATCATGGAAAAGAAAAGAACAAAGGCAACGGATATTGCCGAGATTGCCGCCCTATTAGACGGAAAAGTTGATTTTCAACAAATTTCATTCAACCAAGTATTAGCGACCGAACACGGGAAAAGCGTAAACGATTTATTGTTTGTATCTAAACAATTCGGTATTTGGTTTTATACGTCCCGTTTTGCATTTGAAAGCGATGTTTGCGGAATGAATAAAAAGCCATTACCAACGTATGTGGTTTGCGAGGGTTCAAATAATGTATATGAAATTAAAAACACTTTCTAAACGCAATTGCGTATTTGCAGTAATAACCAGGCCGGGGGCGCAATCCCCCGGCATAACCATTTAGAGCGATGAACAAAACGAAACGTTACCGATTAAGTCAAGATATGTATAAGATAATCCAAAATGCAAACGGCGGGTTATTTTTGCTTTATACCCGGCACAATCCCGGCGATGTGTTGAGCCTATTATTAGATGGCAACGATATTGGGTTGATGTGCCGAGTTGAGAGCCGACACGACCAATATTATAAGTATTGCAAAGTAATTACGGAGGGCGAACAATGAGCCGTAACAGAGAGCGACAACAAGAATTGCAGCCGGGGCGGGTCGATTACGCCCGTACCCGGTTGGAGGCGTTGGGCTATCCGGTTACGGAGGTAAACGCCACGACCTTACAATTTATTTTCCGGGGTTCCCCGGTTACATTATACCCGTATTCCGGTTGGTTTACCGGTCGCACCGTTACCGATGGACGGGGAATTAAGAACCTATTAAAACAAATACCTATGCGATTTGCATTAAGAAAACAAGAAAAGATAAAAGCGTATTTTGAGCCAAACGGGGACGAAATGTTGAACCGGATAAAAGAAAGTTTAACCCGGTATTTTTCCGCCGACCGTTCGGATTTCCCGGAGGGGTTCCGGGATATTGAAAGCGATTATAACCAATTGCCGGGGGAACCGTACCCGACTATTGCAATAAACGACGTCGGAAACCCAAACCGTATGATTTATTTCTATGTTACCGGGAAACAATACGACGTTTACCATGTTGCGTTTAAGGGATTTACAAAGGGTTAATATATGGGAATGATAAAAAGGAATTGCGACAATTGCGGCAAAGAATACAACGCCGATACCCGGAATTTACGCCGGGGTTGGGGACGTTGTTGTTGTAAGAGTTGCGCCGCCCAATTGAGGGAAAAGAATAAACCCGGATATAACCCGGAACGGGTCGCCGTAAATAATGTACGTCGGGAATGTTGGACGGATTGCCCGGAACCGGAACGTTACCCGTTAAGTTATGACGGGGCGGATTTCGACCAATGGGGGGATTGTGAATTTGGAATACATGATTAAAAGAGAAACCCCCGACGCAATGAAGTAACGCCGGTGGTTGATACGCAGTAACCGAGAGCGATGTTGTAAGGTTATGCGGTACAACAAAATTAGTGCTTTTTATCTGTATTACAAGCGTCCAACGTGAACAAATAAAACTTTCAAAGGTTTTGTTTTTGGTAATATAGATTTTATTTGTACTTTTGCAGAAACAAAAACCCACCGGGGGAGTACCCGGCAAAGATATGAGAATAAAAGAGAGCGATTTATTAAAGAGATTGGCGACCGATAGCGGGAAAACAGCCAACCAAGTTGCCGAAATTATCATTTCGGAATTACTCAAAAACAAAGTTATTGAGGACACCCCGGAAAATTGGGGCGTTTCCGTTTTCGATGCAATAAACGAGGACGTAACCGAGGAACAAACCGCCAATTGTTATGCGGCAATTTCCGAGGCGTTGGGCGTATATCTGAAACGGGTATATTTCATTGTACCGGATTTGGATTTAATGGGTAACGACGATTGCCCGGAGTGCGGCGGCGAAATGGAAGTTACCGACGGGGAATATAAACAGACCGGAGGCGACGGATATTTGACCCCGCCGGAATATACCGCAATTTGGGAGGAAATGACGTGTACGCATTGCGGACACAAAGAGAGCAACGAACCGAGTTATTAACAATAAAAGACTAAAGAAATGGCAGAAATGACGAAATTAAGAGTAAACGAGGCAATCGCACGGGCGCAAACCGCCGGAATTAAAGTTTATAAAAAAGAGGTTGCCGCCCGGTTATGGGAGGGACGCACCGAAAGCGCACAACAAGTTAATATGACTAACTTATGTAACGGAACGACTAAACAGATACGCCCGGAATGGGTCGTTATCATTTGCGAAATGTGTAATTGTACCCCTAATTATTTGTTTGGTTATGAAGAATAACGGGTTACAATGGTTTGAACGCATGGCGGACGTTATGTTTTCCGATAGGTTCCAAGCGAAAGCGATTATTGCGACATTTGGGACGTTGGGCGTTGTTTGTCTGATTGGCGCATTTTGGAACCCGTGGCAATTGATGTTTGCGGGTCTGTGTGCCGCAATGGTATTATGTGGATTTTCAGAATTAAAAAAGAGTAGAAAATGAGAGCGAACAAAAAGAAACCGGAAAACCCGGTACAAAAGACGGTTGAAAGTTTGGGAGCCGTTCCCGCCGACCAATTCCCGGAAATTACCGAGGAACAACAACAAATAATCCCACCGTTTGAAGCGGTCGAGGTTGAGCAACCAACCGGAATATTTGAGATATTGCCGGGCATGACGGTTGAGGAAATGACGGCAATGTTTTTTGATGAAAAAACGTTGATTGAACCCCCGTATAAGGTTTGGCAATTGAATAGTAAGGGACACCGCTATTATTACCGATATGACGACAACGGGAACCCGGAGTTTTTCCCGTCGGTTACAACGATATTGTCCCAAACGTTACCCAAAGCCCCGCACTTAATACAATGGATTGCCAACAAAGGCATTGAGGAAGCGGAACGATACAAAGGCGAACGGGCGGCGTATGGTACGTTTATGCACGCCGCATTTGAGGAATTATTAATTAACCGGGCTTATGATTTGGACGGGTTAAAAGGCAAACTAAAAGAATATATTGAGGTTTACCGATTGCCGGACGATTTTATATATTATGCCGACGATTTGAAAAAGGACGTATTGGCGTTTGCTCAATTCGTATTAGATTACGACGTGCGCCCGTTGGCGGTTGAAATTGCTTTAGTGCATCCATATTACAAGTATGCCGGAATGATTGATTGCCCGTGTACCATGTTGGCAAAGATAGGCGGCGACGAACGTATTAACGCAATCGTCGATTTTAAGAGCGGACGCAAAGGATTTTACGAGGAAAGCGAGATACAATTAGGGATGTACCGGGATATGTGGAACGTCAATTTTGAGCAATTCCCCGTTACCCGTATTTTCAATTTCAGCCCGAAAGATTGGCGCAAACGTCCGTCGTACAATCTGAAAGAACAAACGGATAGCCCCAATATACGGAAAATCCCGTATCTGTTAGAAATTGCAGCCATTGAGGACGAAAAGAAAGATAATACGTTTACGTCGGTTAATGGTATGGTTTTATTGGATAATGCACCCGATTTGACGCAAAACGTAATATCCTTATCGTTGGCGGAATTGATTAAAACGAAAGCCCCAAAAGAGCCGACCCCGGACGAAAACACGGACGCCGCCGAGAAAGTCAAGGCGGATGCACCGGAACCGGAAAAGGAGCCAAAGAAAACAACCATTGTTAAACGTGCGCCCAAAAAGGCAAAGGAGGCGGAAAAGAAAGCCGCCACGGGCAAAACGACCGCAAAGCGGGGTAATACCACGGAAAAGAAAGTAAAGCCCGCAAACGAGCCTAAAAAGCCCAAAAATGAGAGTAGGAAAAAGATGTTGAACGACGACCCCGAAATTTGAGATATGAAAAAGATTAAAATAATTACGAGTTCGTCCGAATTGGAACAATTCGTTAATAGAACGGATATTGAGGTTATCCAAATGGATATAAAAGCAGTTGAACAAAATTATTTTGCACAAGAATGGTTTATTGCAGTAATATTTTATAAAGAGTTATGAAAGGCAGAATAAAGCGACCGGAGGCGCAACAATCCCGTTTGATATTGCCCCGTGTCGGTCAAATAAAAATCGGTATGAAAAACGCAAACGGTTATCCGCAAAGCGTTGATTACTTCATACCAACGGGAAAGTATGCCGGGTTATTTACGCAAGCATACGGCGAAAAGCCGCAAACAATACAAATTGTTTTCCCGGACGACGACCCGGCAAAAGTATGTAACGAGCGTTACGAATACCGGGACGACGACGGGCGATTGATTGCGGCGGGCGATGGCGATACGTTCCAAGTATGGGACGGAAAGAAATACGAAACATTGACAACGGAGAAATACCCAAACTTAATGCAGTCGATAACGAAGCGTTACCCGAACAAAAAGAGCCGCCAACCCGATTGCGACGGTTGGGAGGTTACATTAACGCTAAACTTTATTGTTCCGTTGGTTCGTGGGGTTGCCGGGGTTTGGCAATTCGCCACAAAAGGCACGGCGTCCACAATTCCGCAAATTCGGGAAACGTTCGACGGTATGTTAGCGGAACGGGGATTTTGCAAAGGCATTATCTTTGATTTGAATGTACAATTTGCCACGACCCAAAAGCCGGGCGACCGTTCCCGTTTTCCCGTCGTGTCGTTGGTTCCCAATGAGAGTGCCGACAATGTTTTGAAAGTACGCAAGGCGTGGGAACCCGTTAAAGAATTGGAGGGCGGCAAATAATGGGACGAAAATTTGAAATAGAGATTAACGATACAATTATTGTTAATCATACAGAGATAAAAGCCATTAAAAGGACGGGTTGGCAAGGTTGTGAAAGTTGTTATTTTCATAAATTCCCCGGTTCATGTAAACGGTTCCCGTGTAATGCACACGAACGAAAAGACGGTAATAACATTAAATTTGTTGAAAATGACAATAAGGGATAGCAATTTTATAACCATATTAGCCCCAATGATTACGAAGCTTAAATTGAAAGGTAACGAATTATTGGTTTTTGCTTTGATACATGGTTTTAGTCAAGACGGCGAAAGCCGTTTTAAGGGTTCATTGCGGTATCTTATCGAATGGACGGGATTAGATAAAAGCACGGTTATTAAGTTACTCAAACAATTAGTTGATAAACAATATATCAATAAGTTTGAGTACGAAAAAAATAAGGTGCGTTATTGTGAATCTACGTCTAATTATTGGGTTGCTTTGGAGTGGTTGGAAAATCCAACTACCCCCCGGTTGGAAAATCCAACTACCCCCCGGTTGGAAAATCCAACCCCCGTGGTTGGAAAATCCGACACAATAAAGATAGATGATATTAATAACTCTTTTGATAATGATAATACAGGGTTAAAGAACCCCGTATTGTTTCCCGATGAAGAAAAAAAAGTTGAGGAGCCAAAAGAGAAAAAAACATTGTTCCGCAATTCCGACGTTTACAAAATGGTTAAATTTGAAAACGGCGTCGGCGTGGATTATTCAGAGTTTGAAAGTAAGTTTGCGACCCCGGAATTTGAAAAGGTCGATTTGGTTTATTACTTTCATTCTGTTAGCGATTGGAGCGACCAAAAGAATATGAAGCGCACTAAAAACGGTTGGTTGGCGACCGTCCGCAATTTCATACGGGGGGACGTCGAAAAGAAAAAATTGCATTTGAAACCCGAATACAAAGCCCCAACGCAAAGATTAAATGTTGCCGGGGCTATTGAGTATTTGAAAGATGATTATTAACATGGAAACATTACCCGAAAAGACAAACAGATTGCCACAAACGTTGCCCGAAAAACGACAATCCGCCGCCGTTTTGCTTTATAGTGGAACGGCAAAAGCAATTGAGGTACGCCGGGCGATGGTTGAATTACCGGAGGTTGCCAAAGCATTAACCCCGGTTGAAAAGTATATTTTCGTGGCGTCCACAAAAAAACAGATTGCCGAGATTGACGACGAAACGTTGATTGCTAAAACCGGGCAAATGTTCCGGTTTATCGCAATGGACGTGGGGTTTATCATTCCCACGGAAAACCGGGACGATTGGACGTATATTTGTACCCGGTTGTTGGATTTGCTCAAACGCTATTATTCGCAATTAACATTGTCGGAGGTTAAATTAGCGTTTGAATTGCTGATTACCGGGGAATTGGACGACTATTTGCCAAAGGATAGGGACGGCAACGCCGAAAGGAAACATTACCAACAATTCAACGCCGATTATTTTGCAAAGGTATTGAACGCATATTGCCGGAAACAAAACCAAGTTATCGGCAAAGCATATACAGCGTTACCGGAACCGAAAAAGGAGTTAAGCCCGGAGCAAATCCGGTATTATCGCAATCAATCGGTTATGACTTGTTTAATGTGTTTTTTGCGCTATAAATATACCGGGCGTTTAGTGTTTGGATTAACCGACGAAATGTTTGTTTATAATTGGTTGTTGGGCGTTGGGTTAGCGGATGAAGTGAAAGAAACCGAGGACGACCGGAAAGAAGCGTATAACCGATTTTTGGCACGTGCCGCCCGTGGGTTCGTTAATGAATTTACGGTTTACCATGTTCGTAAACAAGGAACCCAAAGCCCGGAAATTGATTATACAGCCTTTGAGATTGCCCGGCGTAAAGAAATTAAACGGACTTTCGACCGAATGATTAAGGACGAAATTTATATTTACCATTATTTGAAATTTGAAAAATGAAAATAGATTGCATTATTGGAATTGACCCCGGAGCCGCCGGGGGTATCGTGGTTTGGCGACCCAACCATAACGCAACGGCAATAAAGATGCCTAAAGACATTAACGAGATACGGGATTTTCTCAATTACTACAAAGAGATTTGCACGCCGATTGTCTTTTTGGAAAAATTGAGCGTTCGCCCAGACGACGTAACGGTTGGGGATGCCGGGGCAAACATGGGTAAGTTGTACCGCATTCAAAAGATGTTGCAAAACTTTGAACATTTGAAAGCCATTATAACCATCGCCGAAATACCATTTGTTTTGGTTAATGCTATGAAGTGGCAAAACGACCTTAAATTGCGTATCAAAGTAAAAGGGAAAAAGGAGGAAAAGGCAGACCGCAAACGACGGTTCCGGGATATTGCCGGGAAATTATACCCGGAAATTACCCCGGCGTTGTGGAATGCGGACGCAACGTTAATAATGCACTTTGGACGGTTCATTTTACAAAACAACCCCCGTTGGGTTTTGGAAAATTTGCCCCAACAAATGCACAATCGTTTATTTTAAGCCCGTAGGGGCGTTTAATTATTCAAATGGTACTTATATGGCAGACGAAACAAAAGCCCCGCAAATCGAAAATCCCGAAAAAATAACGGCAAAAGATTTGGCGGAAATGGTAAAACAGATGCGGCACAACCAACGACGTTGCCAACGAAACCCAACCCCGGAGAAATTGGCAACGTTGGAACGTTGGGAAAAACAAGTTGACGCCGTGGTTGCCGTATTGACCGATACACAAATGAAATTATGGTAGAAATATTACATTATCCGAAAGCGAGCGTCATATTAAATGATGGCGACGAAATAAGAGTAGAATATATACGCAAAGTATCATATAACGCAAAAACACTAAAACGGTTATGCGGTTGGGTTTATAATACGGAATTTATAGGAATAGTTGAAAATGGTTTCGTTAAATTCCGGGATAAAAAGAATACGCATAAATTTTCACATTGTGTTTATAATATAGAGTTGTATATTGTACATCAATATGTACGCTTAATTTCTATTAAGCGACATAGAAAACAACTAACATTATGGTAATGGATTATATCTATTTAGGCGACCGATTGACCCGCCCGGAATTGCGACGTATGCCGTGCCGGGCGGTTCGTCGTGCCGATGGCAAATGTATAAGAGGGCGCAACGGCAATATGTTAGTTGAGTTTGACGGCGTGGGTAAATGCGTTATTTTGGGGCGATTATTGCGGAAAATAAAAAAATAGCCGAAAATAAAAAATAAAAGTTTTGGTAATATAAAAACTATACGTATATTTGCGGCATGATAATAACACGACCGGGCGCATTCCCGGTAACTCTAAAATTAAAAGATATGAGAGCGAAAACAACAATTAGCGATTTCCGGTTTGAATTTGCCGGGTACGGACATTACAAAGTAACCTACACGTCCCCCGTTACCGGGAAACAATGGACGGCAAAAACAAATGATATGCCGTTGATTGATGCGACAAAGAACGCCGACGAACCCAAACGCCGGGATTTAGAAACGCTTAAAAGAGTTTGCAAAAATGGATAAAGACGAATTGGGAGCCGTTCGGCACGCAATGACGGCAAAGGAATTAAACGACTTATATAAGAGTTTGGAAAATTTCATTGCTGATTGTACCCGGTCAGAGGTTGACGCCAACCGGGATGCGCTTAACAAGGTGCAAACCATGATACACCAACGAATGAGATTAACAACAAAATAGTAATAACCGCCGGGGGAACCCCCGGCATAAACAATTAGAGCGATGTATATTAAGAAATTGGAATTGTTGAATTTTCAAGTTATCAAAGAGTTCAACGCAGATTTTGAGGGTAATGTATATTTCATTACCGGGGACAATGAGTTAGGCAAATCAACCCTTTTAAAAGCAATCGGCGCAATGTTGACCGGGAACCGGGACGCCGTGTTGAAAAATGGAGAGGACAAAGGGTTTGCAAAAATGGTTGTAGGTAACGACGGCGAAAATTACGAGGTCGAATTAAAGTTTACCAAAGCCAACCCCCGTGGGACGTTATCCATTAAATCCCAAACAACCGGGATGCGTTCGGATAACGTTTCTATGTTGCAAAAGATTTTCGGCTACCAAGACTTCGCCGCCGTGGAGTTTTCCCGTTGGAGCGAAACCGCCGAGGGACGCCGCAAACAAATTGAGGTTGTAAAGGCTTTGTTGCCGGAAAAAGTGCGCACCCGTATTGCAGAAATTGACGCCGAGGTTACGACCGTTAAGGACAAAAGAAAAGACGCCAACGCCGAGGTTAAGATGTACACAACCATTTGCGCCAACGCCGAAAAGCAATTGAAGCCCGGCGACGTCAAAACGTATGCCGAGAAAAAGGATATTACGGCGTTGATGGAAGAACAAAACGAGAACGCCCGGTTAATTGAGAAAGCAAAAACGGTTCGCCAAACCCGGCAACAAAGGGTTGAACAATTGGCGGCAATCCCCGGACGAATTAAAACCGCCAACGATAACCACGATAAAGCCGTTGCGGTTATTGATACCAATTTAGCGAATGAAGAAAAAGAGGTTGCCCGCATTATCGCCGAGGCGCAAAAACGGTTAGAGGACGCCAAAAAAGAGGCGAAAACGTCCCGTAAAAACGTCGATGCCGAATTAAAGGAAACATTGGCAACCATTGAGGCGGAAAAAGCCGATTTTGAAAAGCGCAAAGCGAATGCCGACAAATGGTTAGAGGAATACGAAGCCAATAACCCGGAAAATTTAGATACGGCGGAACAACTGAAAAAAGCCGAGGAACACAACCGTATCAATGCGTTGGTTGTAGATTACATGGCAAAGAAAAAACAAAAGGAAACCGCCGAGAAAATCGCCCGCACGTTTGAGGAAAAATTAGGCGCATTGGCAAAGGAACGGGAAACCCTTATTGCAACGTCCGAATTACCTATTGCCGGGCTTTCGTTCACGGACGACGGATTAGAATTAAACGGCGTGCCGTTCGTCGCCGGGAAAGTTTCAGATAGTCAAATTATGGAGGTTGCCGCCAAATTGATTATTGCAAGCAATCCGACGGTTAAGGTGTTCCGCATTGCAAGGGGCGAAAGTTTGGGCGAAAAGCGTTTACAGGCGATTATAGACATTGCAAGGGCAAACGGTTTCCAGGGCTTTATAGAGGAAGTAAAGCGGGGACAAACTGATTTAGTTGTTGAGGAATACACGGAAAACGAATAATAACCGGGGGCGGGCTTTCCGTCCCCTTAAAATCTAAAACAATGGCATATACATTGAACGATAATTTGAAACGTTGGGCGGAACAATACGAAACCGCCGAGTTTATCCAATCCGACCCGGTGCAAATCCCGCACCGTTACGATAGTCGGGTAAATATTGAGATTAGCGCATTTGTTACGGCGTGGATTGCGTGGGGTTCCCGCAAACAGATAATCCAAAAGGCGGATTTTATCGACCGGGAAATTTTCAAGGGTGCGCCGTATCATTACATTGTTGGAACCGATACACAGGGAACCGCCCCGGAATGGAAGCAATACAAAGGCAGTAAAGAGAATTTTTATAGAACGTTTACATACGCCGATTTTCACGACCTTTGCGCCCGCTTATTTGACGTATATAGTAAGTTTGAGAACATGGAAAAGGCATTGCAAGCGCAACCGGGCGGGCGTCCATTGGAGCAATTACAACGTCTTTTCGGCGATGTTAAGGGCGTGCCGGATATGGAAACGAAAAGCGGTTGCAAACGCTTATGTATGTTTTTGCGTTGGATGTGTCGCCACGGTTCCCCGGTTGACTTTGGATTGTGGACGATTTGCGACCCCCGTAATTTGATTATTCCATTAGATACCCACGTACATAAACAAGCGTTGCGGTTGGGGCTTGTAAAACGTCGGACGCCGGATTTGCAAACAGCCATTGAGGTAACCGACCGTTTCGCCGAGATATTCCCGGACGACCCAACAAAGGGGGATTTTGCGTTGTTCGGTTATGGAGTGAATAACGGTAAGGTTGCACCCGTTACGACGGAACCGGAGCCGGAAAAAGAGCAACCAACCGCCGTGGCTGATTTGTCAATTGCCGACGTTCTGAAAATGCGGTTGTTTTATGACAACGCCGCCGCCGAGGTTCGGGAAATATGGGAAAGTCGGGAAAAAGCCCGCAAAGCATTGAAAGCAACCGAGCGTTTGAAAGCGCACCCAATCGACGGGTTGCACAATGCCGGATTGTTGGAGCCGGGCGAATTTGTTGCTGCATTTGCAAAAGTATTGGATAAGCGGGAAACGAAGTTATCACGGGCGGAACGGGACGTTATCCATACAATCGGAATGACAGCGTTTAATAAGACAATGAAAAAATTAATAGCCGATGAAAAAGCGAGAAATAACAGCAACGGGGACAATAAACAATAACGGCGGGTTGGCAATGTACATGGGGGAATTAAACGAGTTTTTCAAGGGTTGGAAAGGTTCCCGCATTATTGCCCGGTTTATTGTAGCGTCCCCCGGTTCGTCCGAGGCTTTGAAAGGGTATTATTTCAACTATGTTGTACCGACGTTTAAGCACGCAATTTGGGAGGCGGGCGAACGTCTTACAGAGGAACAAACCGAACGACGTTTGAGGGAATTTTCCCCTATTATGTACGTTGAACGGGTCAACGAGGAAACGGGGGTATATTCCCACGATTTGCGCACCGTGGCGGATTTGTCGAACGCCGAGTTAATCGAACATATCGAAACGCTCAAACAGATAGCCGCCGAGGAATACAATACATTTATTGACGACCCTAAAACCCTATAATATGCCCGCTTGCAAATGTATCGAAAGAAAGAAACCCGCCAACCAACGTAAATGGCGCATATTGCAATACAAATGCAATCATTCGGCGTTTAATGGTTGGCGGTATCAACGAAGCGATTACAGCGCAATAACTTGTTTGCGTTGCCGGATGGTTTGGAGAACAAAAGCAAATTATGTTGAACAATTGCCCCGATATTCAGAGGGCGAACAATTAAATTTTGATAATGGAATTAACAGATAAAACCCCGATGCCGCAAGGTAAATTTAAGGGGCAACCGATGGAAAATGTACCGTATTGGCATTTGCTTTGGTTGGATGGAAAACCGTTTTGTAACCGGGACGTCCAAAAGTATATAGACGAAAACCGGGACGTTTTGGAGTTGGAGAAAAAGCGGGATAAATACCGCAATGAGAGCGAAAACAGTAATTAATGATTTAATATTTAAGGTTATGCAAAAATTTGATTTGAAAGATGTTTGTTTCTTTGATTGTGAAACAACCGGGGTTTCGGCAAAGGGTTTGAAATGGGATGCGGATTTTGAGCAATTCCCGCACGTCGTCCAATTGGCGTGGTCGTTGGGCGATAAGGAAAAAAGTTATATTATCAAACCCGATAATTACGAGATACCCCCGGAAACAACCGCAATTCATGGTATAACAACCGAACGGGCAATTGCCGAGGGCGTGCCGTTTGCCGAGGTTGTGGACGAATTTTTAGCGGATGCCAACGCCGCCCCGCTTGTATGTGCGCACAACATTTACTTTGATAGTTCAATGTTAAAAGCAAACGTTTTGCGCTATTGTGGACGGGAATATTACGACGCACATGTTGAGGACGCATTACATAAGGGTAAACGCATTGATACAATGATGAAAACAATTAAGTTTGTCGGCGCATTGTATTCAAACGGGCGACCGGGAAAATATCCCAAATTAGAGGAATTATATAGTAAGTTATTCCCCGGCGAAACATTCCCGGCGCATGACGCATTAGAGGACATAAGGGCGTTGCGCCGTTGCGTCCCGGAATTGGTTAATTTGGGGATTATTGAGTTAGCGCAAAAGGAATACCCGGCGGAACAACTCAAAGCCCAATTTGAGCCGGAAAAGCCCAAAGGCGGGCGCAATATTGAGTTCCACGACCCCAACCCGGTAACGGAACCAATCGGAACCGGGGAACCCGTCCCGGAACCAACCCCGGAACCGGAACGTCCGGCGGTTCCGTCGAATAGTAAGACACGGGAATTATTGGACGAAACAGAATTTTAAGTTATAAAACCGTTCCGGGCGGATTCCCGGTAACAATCAAATAATTAAAAAATGAGCGAAGAAAAAAAAGCCGCAAACGTTATGTTGATACCAAGCGAAAAGGCGTTTGCATTGTCGAAAGTCAAGACATTAAAGGACGGCGGGTTAGACGTACATTATGAAGTTACCGAAACAATTGGTAATGAGAGTTACACGAACAAATACCACGTCGAAAGTGCAAAGGACATACACCCGGATTTGCGGGATTGTTTCGACCGTTTGCGCCCAATCATGGGACGGATTTTTAATATTACGTCCTTTCTTTCAATGGTTGAAACGTCCGATTTCAAAGCAACCAAAAAGCAAAGCGAGTTATCACGGGATTTTGCCGACGAAATGTTGAAAAACATAGAGGTTCGGGGCGTGTCCTTTTCCGGTCAAGACGATAACGTAGGGGTTGTTTTAACCGGGTTGTTTACCGTGTCAAACAATCAAAAAACCGCTATCAATTCCCCCCGACTTAAATTCAATACGGAAACGTTCGGGTTTGAGGAAGAATTAGAAGAAATTGCCGCCGACATTGAAACCGAGGTTTACGCCTTTCTTTTCAAGGGTAAAAAGGCGCAATTGGAGTTGTTCGGGGCTGATGGCGAACCCGCACCGGGTTTGAGTGCCGAAAAGGTAGAGGACAACGGATTGTTCCCGAACGTTGACGACCCGGCGGACGAAAACGAGGAAAACGACGAAACCGGGGATATGTAAGGCAATGGAACCGTATTTGCTAACAGACCGGGACGAATACCAATATTGTATCAATCGGGGGTATAATCCCCTGATTGATATTCGTAACTTTAAAATGGATATTCGTTTGAGGGTTGAGATACAACGGGAATTGTTCGGACATTGTGTTTTCGGGCGTGGTGCAAATATCATGGCGGCAAATGAACGGTTTTTCCGTTGGGTATGGGATAATAAGCCGCACCGATGCGAGGAATGTTTAAAGCCGTTACGGAATTATTCCGCCGTTTATTGTTCGCATATATTGACCCGTGGAGCGTTTCCCGAAATGGCGCATGATGCAAGAAATATAAATATACTATGTTTTGAACATCATTCATGTTGGGAGAATGGGGATAAAACGAAAATGCGTATATATTCCGGCAATATGAGAATGATTGAATTAATGAAAAATGAGTATGCAAATTTGGAAAGATATTGAGGGTTACAAAGGACATTATCAAATTTCTAATTATGGCAATGTTCGTTCCTTAAAAAAGGATGCGTTTCTAATGAAAGGCGGATATTTGAAAGGATATAAAATAATTAGTTTATGGAAAAATGGAACCGGGAAAATGTTCCGTGTTCATAGATTAGTTGCGGCGGCTTTCATTCCGAACCCGGACAACAAGCCATGTATCGACCATATCGACGGCGACCGAGCCAATAACCATGCAGATAATTTGCGTTGGGTTACGGTTAAAGAAAATCAGAATAACCCAATAACAAAATCTAAATGGATTGGAAAAAAAGCGAAACCGCACCACGAAAAAGCGGTTGAGCAAATAAAAAACGGTATTGTTGTAAATGTATTTGTTAGCATACAAGAAGCCGCCCGAAAAGGCAATTTTTCGGCAACGGCAATTTGTAAGGTATGTAAAGGGAAAGGAAATTTGCATAAGGGTTATAAATGGAGATATAAAAAATGAGAACAAAAAAGAGAACGCCCGATTTTGGGGCAATTTCCCGGTCGTCAATCAAAAAAGACTTTCAGAGGGTACAAAGATACCCCGCCGAGGAAAAACGCCCGCAAATCGAAGAATTGCCAAAAATAAACGCCGAACGTCGCATTATTCATATATCCGAGGTTAGCGGGTACGCCAAATTTGCCCGTTATATTGTTGGTAAATTGGTACGACTGAAAGAAAAAGCGAACGTTGGCGGCAATTCATGGTATTGCGAGTTTGTACACGACGACGACCGGAAAGCCTTAAACATGGCGGCGGG